CCCAGCCGGTATTGGCAACACACCGCCTAGCTTGAACTCGTCCCTATCTGTAGCCGTAGCCACCGTAGGGGCCTGGGTCATGGCCGCCCTTCTAAAGCCCTCTGCGCTTGTCATCTCAGGCTGACCGGGCTGGCGATCATACACGTAAAGACCAGAGCCAATGGCCGTTCCTGTAGGTAGCGTTGCCATCTGCTCAGGGGACACGGTGCGCTGCTGCTTTAGCCTGTCGAGAGGAGTCTCTGGCTGTGGCTCAGGCTGTTGCGGTTGCTGTGCCTGGACAGGGGGAAGGGTCTTGTATACCTCCATGACCTGGGCCTCAGTAGGAACAGTGTCCGACTCAAGGCTGATGATCCTGCCGTCAGGAACTTCAAAGTCATAGATAGGCATCGCTCACCTACTCAGGCTCAGGGTTGCGAACCCCCACCAGCTTAACACCAGAGGGAGGGGTTTGCGGCTGCGCCATCGGCTTGGCCGTTGGAACCACGGTCTCATAGGTGTTATCTAGTCGCGTGCGCCTCTCCATAAGGCTTTCGTAGGCCTGGTCTAGCGCCTCGGACTTTCTGACAGCACCGCTAAGCTTTGATAGCTGCTCTTGCACTGCGCCCTGTAGCTCGGCCTGGCCACCCTCCCTGGCCAGCGCATCGATGACCGCCGGGTCTGCATACCAGTTAGAAGGAAGTGGCTGCGACTGGCTAAGCCCCAGGAACCCCTCTTCCGCTGGCTGTCCAGGCAAGGGCCGATCAAGTGCGCCAGCCACCAATGGAGTCATTGCGTCTAGGGCACCCCGTGCCTGGGCCTGCTGCTCTACCGCGCTTACCTGGGCTGACATGGTGTTGTTTAGGCCGCGATCTACAGAGGCGATCTCACTGTTAATGGCCATCTTCTTAGAGTCGTCCTTGAGCCCGGTCTTGTTGGCGTGATCTACGATGATCTTACGGGCGCTATTAAACTCTTTATCATTAGGCGCTGCGTTGGCTAGGCCGCTCATAAAGGCAGGGTCTTTGACAGCAGCGGAGAAGTCTCCTCCCCACTTGGTTCTAACGTAGTCTAGGAACCATTTCTTGCCACCACCCCTCCGCATAGATGCGGCCATCCTGCGCTGGAACTTCTTTAGCTTGGCCTCGTTAAGCTTGATCTCCGAATCTCGCTTGAGTCTTTTGCTCTCATCATCAGCAAGCTTACGGTCAAGCTCAGCCTGGTCTAGCATGGCCTTGATCATAGCCTTCTGCTGTTCAAGCTCTAGCTTGGCTGCATCAAGTGAGGCCTTGTCCGCCGCGATGCCCGCCTCTCTTACTCCCTTTTGGATCTTGCTCTTGGCTGCTCCAGTAAGGGCCTGCATTACAGACTGTGGCTGAACATCTACAGCGCGTGTAGACTCCGCCAGTAGCTGCTGTCGTCGAGCAGGGTCTGTCTCAGCAGCCATAGCCGCCTGGAACTCAGCAGAGGTCTTGGGGATAAACCGCTCTTGAACCTCAGGGCCAATGGCCTGCATGGCAGCGGCCTCTTGCTGACGCATAGCATCTAGCTCAGCCTGCTGCTCTCCCATCCTGAGTAGCTGTTCGTGGTTGTACCCCATATAGCCAGGAGCAGTGGGGATTGCCACAGCGCCCATTGCCTGGGCGGTGGGCACGCCAGTGCTTGTCATGCCAGTCTGGACGTTCCCTACTGGCCCAAGGTTTATGGGCTGCTGCTGCTCTCTCTCAAACTTCTGGGCGTTCTCGATGGCAAACTGGAGCATTGGGTCTTGTGCTCTTTGCTCAAGCGTCTGCCTGTACTGAGAAATGTTTTGAGCCTGCTGCATGGCCTCTTCTCTGGCCTGCCTTGCTTGCTCTACCCTCTCTTTCTCTTCGCTTACGGCCTTGGAGTAGGCCATCTCATCTCCAATCCTAGAGATGCCTGCGACAGCCATGTTGGTAAGGGGGTGCTGTAGCGTCTCCGCCAAGGCGTCAAAGCCATGCGGGGTATCTGGTGCAGCCGCACGGCTAATGGGCTGCGAGAGCCTGGCCGTCTTATCTACGCCGGAAAAGGTTCTTCCGAGCGATCCTGGGAGAATCCTTGCCATCTGTCACCTACCAAAACTTTAAGTACTTAAGGCCTTCTTTAATGTCATGGCCAATGTTTTTCTCACCCTCTGTCCTGGCCTGAGATTTGCCGGGAGCCTTGAAGACTTGCGCGTCGATAAACGCAATCATCTCCGGGTCATCTCCATAGATAGATCGTAGCTCTCGGACAGACTGCTTGTCGTATCGCTTGGCCTTTCTTAGCTCTTCGATCTCTTGCAGCACGGCTTTCTTTTTGCCGGCGGTTTGTTTCTGGGCCTCTTGTATTTGCTGGGTGACTTCGGTCTTCGCAATTGCCCCCTTGGCAGCAGCGTCACCCATGGCCTGCCTAGACGCGGCGGACCCAGCCATGCTTCGGCCTCGGCCTCTCATTCCCATAGCTGCGGCCTGGGCTGCGCCTCTTTGAATGGCCGCTGGTACCTCCTCAAGCTCAGAGGTAAAGCGAGATCTAAGAGCGTCTGTTGCTGCGCCACGGCGTAGCTCTTCTTGACTAACTGCTGCGGCCTTTTTGGGTGGCTTCATTATGATTGTCTCCTAGGTAACGTGTTTCTTACCAATAATGTATAGCCAGCACCCGCCATAGCCAATAGCTAAGTCAGTCTCTCTCAAGGCGGTGGACTGCCATTCAACTCTTTCTGCTGCTGGCTCGCCTGAGTCAAAAGCGTACGGAATGTTAGCGCCTGCGTTTGTTGGGTCCACTGAAAGCCTTACCTCTAGGTACTGCTCCGTCCCATTGCCATCCCCAACAGCGCCGCCAGAAAAAGCGTACGTGCCTGCGGCTCCGCCTACTCCGCCAATGGTTGTCCTGGCGTGCGTATACGTGTTGGACTCTCCAACGTAATAAGGCTTCCCGTTTAGCCCCTTGCCCGCTGCCGCATATTGCGACCAGTACCCTGCGCCGTTCTTGCCTGTCTCCAGCACCAGCGGGACAGACCAAAGCTTATACTCGTTGAACGCGTCTACTGCCCGAAGGCCAAGGTTAACAGAGTCTATCTGCCCATCCGATAGCTCTGCGCTGCTGTTGTTAACCCATGTTGAATACGCCACCTGAGCGTAGTTAAATGCGTCACCCCTTACGCCGGATATCATTCCAACGCCAACCTCGTACTTAATAGTGTCGGTTGGCTCCGACATGTTCCTCCACGCAGACCTTCCTGCCGACGCGTTTGACGGCCCCTCTGTGGCCATTAAGAGCCTATCAGAGGTGTAGTTCATGGCGAACACTACATGGTGGATTGTCATGGGGTGGGTTATCGGGATGATCCTTCTGTCGACGTAAGGGTTAAGCACAAGCCCACCCGGAGCGCCCGCTGGCAAGTCAGCGTAGAACGGGCCCCTGACATAGGGAGCAAATGGGTAGTCGTCCCTTACAGACATTCTGTTAAAGGCAAACCCCTGGCCGAGGGGAACTGTGAGAACCTCATAGGCAGCGTCTTGCTTTACGGCCTCCGCCTGGTGAGTCATTGAGAACTCTCCGTAGCCTCCCCTTAGTTTGTTCCTGACTTGTTTGTCTATTGCCTCAAGCCCAACCCCGCTTACAACGCCCTGGGTTCCAGAGTCATCAGCGGTAATAAGATTGCCTGCGGTTGGCTTTGTTACCGTGACATCGGGGGCGCTCTTAGATCCTCGATGCGCCGGAATGTTTTGGATGTCATCCCCGGCGTCTCTGTCCGTTAGCTCAATCTTAAACTTGAGCGTTACCCACAGGTTTACAATCGCACAGTGCTCTCTTCTCGTGACGTCTTTGTCATGAAGGTTTGGGGCCTTTATGCAAAGCATGTACGTCTTGTATGGGTTGATCTCCTTGTTAACCCCCTCGTATGTAAGAGGGTTCCTTCTTTCGCTCTTGGCTATGTAGTTAGTGCCAGGGAACGACAGGGACAATAGCTCTCCAGTAGGCTTGGTAAGCGCGCGGGATGTCCTGGCGTCAACAGAGCCCTTAGAGAAGAACATCTGCTCTTTCTCTAGAATGGACAACTCAATGTCGTAGGCGTCTGTCCTAAGGTAGTTCTTCATCCCCATGAATGGAGGCGTGGTAAAGACCCTTGGCGTTTGCGAGGCTGCGCCGTACTCGGTTGTGCCTACGACTGCTGGGTTGCCGTTTGTGCCCATAAACAGGGCTATCTGGTATCCGTTGTGAACGGCTGTCGACGAGAAGTAGTCCCCAGGGTTGCCGTCTGCAAGAGGGGTCTTTCCGTACCACTTAGACAGGATAGCCGCAGGCTCGTCTGATTGGTCAAAAGAAAGCCCAACAGAAGTAAGCACCGGGATCGGAACTCCCTTTGTTATCCTGGGGTCTTCTCCGTCAAACACGTCCTGCAAAGGAGGTAGGCAAAACGGGATGTAAAACGGGGCGTCTATGTCAAAGCTTTGCTCATCAGAGCCAGGGGTTCTGTTGTCGTAGAAGTACTTAGAGTCCAGCCAGGGCACGTTAAAGTTCAGCCTGAACGTGCTGTACTTTCTCTTTCTTTGATTAGCGTCAACTCCAGATGCGACGATCTCATCTCTCATGTCCTCGATTGGCTCGAAGGCATGATCAGGAGTTAGCTCTACCCCTCTGGGTATCTTCTTTCTGGTTACCTTGGCCATTATTCTTCCAGAGGCTCTAGGATTGTAAGACACCCGTTAATAGAGCAGTTGTCCCAGGGTGCCCCCATAAGGCTGGTGCCGCCAAAAGGTGTTGGCTCCATGGTCTTAGACATAAACGTGGCAGGAACCGTGTTGGCCCCCCACCTGCTGGGTGACATCCCTCTTGTCATTGATACTTGAGAGTTGTATCCGGCAGAGGTTGTGTTTGGGACGTACCACGGGAGGATCACAGAAAACCTTACCCGCGCACCCTTTCTTACAGGAATGTTAAGGCCAGACACCCGAATCATCCTTCCCTGTAAGCCATCCCCCGTGCTTGTCCCTGTGTTAAAATCAGGCGACTGAGGCTGCATATCAAAGTATTGAATCTGAGTGTTGGGCTGCTGACTAACCTTGTAAGCACCCATGTCCCTGCTGTTAAACGTGGCCTCAATGTCGTTGTACTCTCTCTCCTCAGTAGAGAAGGGGTTGTCGACAGAAACCTGAAACATCACATCCTTGGCTGCAAACTGAGTAAAGTCGGCCCCATCCCTGGTGTTAGACCTATACTCATAAGGAGCGTCGTACCACCCAGAGACGCTCCCCGCGGCGTACTTGTCGTCTTCAGGCCAGGGCTTGTCAGTCCTGACAAACAGCATAATGTCATCAAGGATTACGGGGTCGTTAAACTCCCAGGAGTGGGACCAGGCAAACTGCCAAGCTCTCTCCGGCCTGGGCTCCCAAGTCTCTTGGTCATAGGTTGTTACATCGGCCTTGCCAGACCAGGCGTCTTGCCACGCCAAAGTATGCCACCGCCGGTCCTGTGACATCTCTTCAGACAGAATGTCGGGCGGGCCAAGCTGTATGTCATTGCGGCCAACAACGTTGGTCCCCTTCATCCTCCACTTGTTCTGGAATCCATCTGGCGGAGTGTAGCCAGCCTCTTGGGCAAACTTCTCTGGGTAGTTAGCCCCGGATATGTTTGTCGCGTGAGAGCTGTACTTCTGGTTAACAATGGGGAGCCAAGGAAGCCACTGGCCAGATATTGGATATGACGTGGCGTCTGTCATGACGCACTTAATGTCGCCAAAGCCAGGAAGGTTTGAGCCGCTGCCGGCAACAGTGGACTTAGGCACCGGGACTATGGGAGACGGCTGCATTCCAAAAACAAAGCTAGACTTTGTAAACTGCTCTGAAAAGTCTCCCTGCTCAAGGTTGTTAAACCTGTCTACTGACTCTCCAAGGGCTCTGTCTACCCTGGTTCCATCAACAGCGGTGCCATCAGACATCTGAACGTCGGTGAGAACCCTGATTGATTTTTTATGAGAGTGGCTCATTAGAATGACCCCAGCAGGGTAACCGCATTGCCGGATGCGTTGTGGTACTGCCCGCCGCTAACGTTTGACTTAACGGAGCCAATAACAAACACAGACCCGACCACCGCGTTGTTGAGTATAGGGTATACCCCGTTGATAAACCTACACCCAAGAAAGATAGCAAAAGAATCACTATCAACCTCAACCATGTTTGCTCCAGATCCAGTCGACTGCCTTCTGAAAGTGCACCCAATAAAGACAGCCGTCGCGCCTCCGCTTACGTGTACCTGGGTTACCTTTGAGTTGTCGTCGGTGCCAACAAACTCAACACCGTTAATTGTTGCGTCCTTTGATATGGAAGAGGTCTTGACTGTCTTAATGGAAGATGGAGAGCCAAACATGGACGTAAAGTCCTTGTCGGCAGTAAACGGCCTGGACTCAGACCCAAGCCTAGCCACGTTAAAAGACTTCTTAATCTGCTTAACAGGATCGCCGTTGCGGTTCCACGCAAGGTTGGCCAGTTGATCAAGGTTAGACTCTCTAGTTCTTTGGTTGAGGTCTGAGCCGGTGCTTGCCTCAACGTCGATGATCTCCCTCTCGCTCATCGACCTCGCCTCCTAACGCCTCCCAAGATTCTTACAATTACCTTGGCAGAGTGAAGGATGATCTTTTCCGCCTTGTTCTGGATGTGCCCCCACATCATGTAGCTTACCGACTGACCCCTAATGCCATCGCTAACACTAAGAAGAGAAGTCTCCTCCTCATCTGTTATGTAGGTGTAAGAGTTTGCCACCCCAGGCGTGCCCCACGTTGGGCCGTTTGTTGTGTTAAAGGTGTTGCCAACGAGAGCGCCCGTGGACGCGTTCTTAAACCTAGTCCTTATCGTTTGCTTGTTTGAGGACAGAACAACCGCAGGCTTCTCGCCACTAGTGTTTGCCGCGTCATCTTCAGGGATAATATCTACCACCTGTGACGACCACTCTTTGTAGTCCGCTCCTGATATTGTGTTCAGAAGACCAGTAGGCCATGTGGATATAAGCCGATCAGAAGCAGCGCCTCTCGACGCTCCAATAATCCTCAAGCCCCGCCCCTTGATCTGGGTCTTGCCCTCATCGGCAATGGGCCTAGTCTTGTACGCCCAGTCAACTGGCTGAGCCACAAGCTCTGTGTGAGGAGTGGTGCTTGTAGCCACATAGACGGACTGGTGGTTGTTCCCCTTCTCGGCGACCCCAAGCCTCGTCTCCTCCCATATGTAGGCGCGCATTGGGATGTAGCTGTCAAACGTAGAGGCGGCGGTGATTGCCCGGATATCCTTGGTAGATATCTGAATGCTCATACCTTGCTCGGCAGCGTAGACGCCTCCGTTAAGCTTTGGCCTAAAGGGAATGTAAATCACCCTGTTGCGCTGACGCTTGTTGAGGTTGAGAGGGGCAGATCCAAACACGGGCCTGTTTGTTGTAGGGGTGGCCCCGTCGTAAGAGATAGACACCGTGTTCGCCAGGGTCTTAAGGACTTGCCACCCAGCCTCCATAGACTGCCTCTCGGGCGGCAGGAACCAAAGGGGCTCAGACCCACCGCCAACCTGTGGGCCAGCACCAGCAGGGATAGTCTCCCAGTTAGTAGAGTCAAACGAAAAGGTCAGCGTTAGGTTGTGCAGATGGTAGTCAATCGCTGCCCCAGCAGCGTCTCTGTCTCCGGGGATTATCTCAATAGGAACCCAGACAGAGCCCTGAGGCGTGGCCAAGGATAGAGATCCTCCAACGGTACCAATTGTCGTCTGAGAAGGAATGGGGATTGGCTTGCCTATATACAAGTAGTGGTCGCTGTTGCTGGCGTAAGTAGTGCCCTCGTCAACAGACCTCCACTGCCCAGCCAAAGACCGCCTGTCTTCGCCAAACTCAAGGCTCCTGTCTAACGACCCTCCCCTTCCGTATCTAAGGATGGAGTAAGGCCTTGACCTTGTTTGGCGGTTATCCCCAGTGTCGACGTATCCTGCCTGGTTAACCCTCTCGCCCTGCTCGTCCTGGTTATACGAGCTAACCAAGAACATCTCCTGGTTGTCACACACAACCCAGGGGTTCCTAATGTTTTTGGCCACTCCTACGACGTTCTCGAAGTCGCCAGCGTTGTACCTCTGGACAGCGTTGCTCTCAAAGGACCACCAGCCCCACTCTCCCTTAGAGCTAAAACAAAGAGCGCCGCCCATCTCTGGGATGCAAAAGACAACACTCTCTATCTTTGCAAAATAGCAGGAGCTAACCATCTTGGGGTCAAACCGCAAGCGCATAGACCCTTGCTCGATCATGTCGCTGTATGCGGGCATCCCGTTAAAGGTGGTGTAGTAGCTTGTTAGCGGGTTGGTAATAAAGTCATTAAAGAACGGCTCTATGTCGTCGGAGATCCTCTCAATTGAAAGGCTTCCGCCAAGACGGTAGCAACCGCGCTTGTCCATCCAGAACAGGGTGCCAGACGCTTTAAGGACAGAGGTCATAGACGCGCAGCCTATGCCATCAGCAAGGCGGACCAGATTGCCTCCAGTAATAATAAAGCCTGGAGAAGGCCTAAACAGCCACGTCTCGTTCTCTGTAAAGATAATCAGGTTGCCGGTGTGCTCAGCTATGGCCGTGATGTCTTCCTCTGAGGGAACAAACAGCACGTTATCTGGAACAACGCTGGTTGGGTATAGTACATCAGAGAAGTAGATCTCCTTGCCGGAGAACACCGCCAGCCTTGCGTCTATGGAGGTTGCGCCAACCGGCTTGGGGTACTCAGTCTGAGTGAGATACTCAAAGCCATCAAAGGCCCCATTAACGGCTATGGCATCAACAACAACGGATGATTCAGAGTAAACAGACTTGGCGGTTAAAAACCTTACCGTCTCTGCCTGGCGAGACCTGTCCCTCCGCATGGTGCCGTAATTCTTAGACTCCCCATCCCCAAGCCATTTGCCTCTAAAGGAAGAGGGGTAATACGCAAGTAGGCCCGTGTGCTTGTTGCCAAAGTACAAAACGTCGTCTAGCTCTGTGAAGAAGAAGGGGGAGTCAGGGGTTGGGGCATGCACCCACTTTTGGTAGTCGGCGGTAAGCACATACGCCCCGCCAAAATAAGAGCCGTAAGTTGCAGACCCCGTGTTTGTTCGAATGAACTGCTGCTCGTATGACGACTCATAGTTCCCGTGCCAGTCGGGCATATCTAGGGAGCCGCCAGAGGAGAAGGAAGATGTGTGATCATAGATGGGCTCTTCCCACCTTTGGTCTGTGGTCAGGTCGTAGATCGACACGATATAGATCGAGGTGAACTCGCCGATAGAGGACGGGGTAGATCCAATAGGGTTTGTTTTTTCAAACTGCCTATCCCCGGTCCTAACGTTTGCAGAGAACACGCTCACGACCTGCTTGTGGCCGTTGGATGTGTTCATCAGGTAAGACCCAAGATGGTTCTTGTATCCCCATAGCTCATCAGCGTTTGGGAATACGGAGCCTGCTACGGCCTCCCAGTCGATGGCGTTCATGGTTGTATCAAGCTCTACAACCTGGCCAAAGCCCTCTCTAGTTTCTGCCGACATGCGGCGAAAGATCATGTTCTGGTTGAACGCGCCCTTTACCGTAGAAGCCGCCTCAATGCCGCCGGCTATTCCCTCTACCTCTCGACCCCTAACGGCCATTAGCGACTCCTACAAGAACAAGATAGACGACGTAACATCCTGAACGTAGTTGGGCCCACCCGTTGTTCTCGATGTCAGATACTGCATGAACTCTGACTCCCTCTTCCCTAGCTGGGAGATCAACGGCCCATTCTCTGCTGCATCAACAATAGCATACTGCTTATACGCATACAGAGCGATTAGATCGTGGAACAGGGTCATGTCGTCGATGTATCCACCAGCGGCGGTCCAGTCTACGTTGGCAGATGGAACGTAAGAGACTCTTATGGTTCCGCTAATGCTGTACGAGAACGTCACGCTATTGTTGGAAAAGAAGAACGAGTTGTTTGTCGCCTCTAGTGCCTGAACATTTTGGACCTGGTTTAGAATCCTAGCTGGGATAGCAGAGTTGCTCTCTTGGCGGTAGATAGCAATTAGCATCTCTAGCTGTGACCCGTTGACAGACGTTGGGCCAAGGATGGGAGTAGCTGCTCCGTCTGGGTTGGTAGTGGTCAGGTCAAGGCTGGTTGTGTTGTTCAGGGTGTAAACGGCCTGAGTGGCGTATATGTTTGGATCACACTGCATGACCCGGTTCCTAAACTCTTGATAGCCAATCTGCAAAAACCTGGTCAGAAGGGCGTTGTCGACAAACGTCTGGTCAGGCTCGTCGATGTAGGTCCGAAGAACATTAGCAATGTAGTCCGTGGTTGCCACTAGAGAATACCTCCGCCCTGCCTAATGTTAGACATGTTGCCTTCTGACCTTCGCGTCATCATGCGCTCTGCGCTGGCCATGCTTCCAATAGCCTGCTGCTTAGCTGCCTGCTCTTGGGCGATCTGAGCCTGTGCGCCCTGGGATGCAGGAGATGCTATCGTCCTCGCAATTGAGGATGGGTCAGCCTGGGGAGAGGTGCGTGGGAAGATCTTCTGGGACGCCAAAGCCCCCTCATGCTCTTCCTGAGGAGCCTCGGCTGTCGCGATAGATACCAGTACATCCCGCAAGTATTCCTGGGTCGGCGGAGGCAACTCATAGAACTCTGAGGTTCTGACAAATTCCCCAAAGACCTTCTTAAAGGTATCGATATCATCCGATGCGAAGATCTCAATCTGACCACCCATCTTAACAGCATCGAGCATGTCTTGAGCATGGCCGATAGCCTGTGCCCTCTCAGACACGTTCTTGTTCCCAGTTCGGAAGCTAAGCTCTTGGAGGGCGTCTTCCTTCTCAATAAGGCCCATCTCAAGAAGCTGCATAACCTTGGCATCTCTATCCTGAGCCTCGTCCCTAAATAGGGAGCCGGCCTGGAGGAAGATCTCCGGCTTGTCCACAATGTCTGTGTTCTTCAAGGCCTTAAAGGTCACCTGTCCGTACTGGTCCAGAATGCGAATCATCCTGTCCTCGGAGTAGTGCTTCTTCATCAACTCAAGAACAAGCCGGCCCAACTCAGTCACACCGCGCTCAATGGCCTCTTGTGTGATTTGAAGCTGGCTAGTGTCCTTCTCTGAAAGGGTTGTCATCGCCTTGCCAGAGGTGACTCCAACCGCTCTCTTGCCAAGAGTCACAGAGTGAATACCAACGGTGTCCATCATCTCTGACTGAATGCGTGAGATGTTATCCAGCATATAGCCAGGCAGTGGGGCTGCTGCAATTTGCTGAGGTGCCCCGCCTGCGGGGTTGTAGTAGATCTTCTCGCCGGGACGCGAGGTCAGCGCCTGAGAGCTAACGCCAGCGGTCTTGGGGATTAACCACTTGGGATTACCCATAAGCTCAACGTTGTGGATAACCTGGGAGCGTGCCCGGTTGTAAAGCAACTGCAAGTCCAACGCAGGGGCAACCATAGAGAGGCCCCAGAGACGACGAGGAACCTCAGTGTATCTGTAGATCTGAACAGGGAACGTCTTGGTAGTCCACTTGCCCTTATGCAGATAAGTGCTGCCAGTAACGATAGCATGGCGACCGTCTCGCCAATACACCTCAATAACCTCAACCCTATCCTTGGGAGGCTCGTTGGTGGTGCCAGAACTAATAAGACCGTAGTTCTCAGAGTCCGGCAAAGAAGACCGCTCAATCTCCTCTGCGTGCTCAGGGTAGACCTTCTTCAACTCCCGCTTGGTAGAGTACGACCGAAGGCCAACCCATCGGCTATCGTTAGGATGGATTACGCCCTTCTCAAAGAAGATGTCGTACGCCCCGTACACCTCAGTAACGATGTTGCTTTCATCGGAGGAGAAGTATGTGTGGGTGGCCGCAGTCCCACAGGTAAGAAGCCACTTAATAAGCTTCTCAATCTCATGCTTCATGTCAGCCCGGTGCCAGTAATACTGCAAGGCCATCTCGCTAGCCTTGGCCTTAAACACATCCTCAGCTGAAGGCGAGGCCGGCATTACGGCTATCGACGGGTACGACAAAGCAAGCCGAGACAAAACGTTCCGGTAAATGTTGAGCAGCAGGTTAACCGTAACGCGAGACTGCGACTCAGCGTTCATGCGCGAGGTGACAAACTGGCTGATGTTCTTGTCGTAAGACAGCCACTGCCTGCCCTCTACGAACTTCAGGGATAAATCCCAAAGGCGGCGCTCGGAGGTCTTCTCGCTCTTAGACTCGGTGATAATGCCACCGATGTTTTGGGGGAAGCCTTCCATTATTAAGTGCCACCCATAACATCTTTGTTCCAGTTCATCTGGGCCCACAGGCGATCTTTAAGAAGCTGATTGTCCTGCGCTGCCGCCTGTAGCTTGGGGTTCCTAGACCCGAAGATCTTCCCCATAAGATAGTCCTGAGCCTGGCTACCAAACGCACCGCCAGCCGCCTGCAATCCAACATTAGCCGCCGTGCCAAGCATTTCGCCAAGCTTGTTCCTAGACTGAGGGGCGGACGCGCGACTAAGCGGCGCATTAAGCATCCCCTGCGCTGCGAACGATCTAGGATCCTGCATTATAACCCTCCTCCCCGTATATCACATCCAAGATGGGAGCCCTGTCCACTGTAGACGCATAGTCATCAATGGCCTTGATCTCCCGCTTCTCCCTCTCAATCTTCAAGACGATCAACTTGCAGAGCAAAAAAAGACAAGACGCCCCCACGATAGCCAGGGTGAGCAGGCACAACATGAGGACGTCTTGCACTTTAATCTCCGCTACGCAGAGGGTTTAGACCAGCGTGAGGCCTGCCAGAATCGCGTTCTGGTTCGGGTTCGTACAAACGGTATTGTAGTACCATCGGTAGTAGCCCTCATACGAGTCACGGTTCTGAACTCGAAGGAGAACATCTCCGTCGATATCAGCAAACGCATGAGCCTCAAGCTCAAGAATCTTCCAGGTGTCCGTGCGAAGGAAGATCAACCCTCCGTTCGGGACGTGACGAGAAGTCTTGATAGGCAGAGCGCCGTAAGCCAACCCAGAGAACCCGCCATTGAGCGTGGTCGACTTTTCGCCGTTCACGTTCATGACAGCAGAGGTGCCTGCCGTCGTAAGCTGGAACAGAGCAGCGTACTTCTGACGCTGAACCGGGTTCATAAAGATGACGTTAGGCTCCTTGCCAGACACAACCAGAACCTCATCCAAGACACCCTGGATTCGAGTTAGGCTGATATCAGCACGATCACCCGCGCCTGCACCACCGGTAGCAACGTTCTGCGTGACAACCGTCGACTGGAGCGTGTCCTGCCCGGTAACACCAGCGCCAGCAGTCGTTCGGTCAACGCCGAAGTGAGACTGAAGACCAATGTTGCCGAAGACTCCGAGAGGCTCGCTGTCGAGGTAATCAAGAGCCGTAGCAGCCGCAACCGTATCCTGCACAGTCGAGACGATAACAGCGCACGCAACACCAGCCGGCAGAGCCGACAGGTCCATTGTGCCAGCATTGCCACCGCCAGCGGTGAAGGTGCCACCAGTAGCATCAGTGCTAGCAACGCTGAGGAACGCATCGCCGTTGGCATTAAGGTTCGCGAAGTACGTGTCCATGCGGACAATATCAACGCGAAGCTCAGGAGCACCAGCAGTAGCCGCAGCGGCAGCGCGAGCAGCCTCAAGCTTTGCAATATCACCGAAGAACTCATACGTGGCCGCAGCCGCGTTGTTGTGTCGCTCGTTGATAAAGCCACAGCATCGACCACCGCTAATCATGTTGCGGTCAGCAGTGTCCTTAACGTCGGTGACAAGCTTGTTCATCTCGGCATCCATCCAGCCAATGAACGAGTTTGCACCACCCTTGCCAGCAGCCGACATGGCAGGTCCAGTAATCTGGAATCGGCCATAGAGGAAGCGGGCGTTAACCTCAAGGCGAGCATAGCCCTGAGCACCAGCGGTCGGCAGAGCGCCGCCCTCAGCCGCGAAAGCAACGCCGCTAGCACCAGTAACAGGATCGCGGTTACGCGCGATATGAACTGGGATAATAGCGACTCGACCATTCCAGTCTACAGTAGACTTTTCCATGGTCTGAAGAATGAGCATCTCATTGTTAAGCTGCTCTTGTACGGGTCCAAGATAGAACTCCTTCAGGATTGCTGAAAGAGTTGATTGATTTGCTGCCATAAGGCATTACTCCTAAATAAACGGGTTGCTACTCTTCATGAACTCCCTAAGCATCTCCGAAGCGTCTTTAACGCTAGAGGGTTGCCTTACCTCATTAGCAGCAGAGTCGACAGTTGCTCCGGCCCTCGCCGGTCGTCTTACCTCTTCTGCTTGGGGCTCTGCCGATTGCTGCTGGGCCTCTGGCATTCCGTTGTTCGCGATATAGTCGGCCAGTGCGGCCTCCTCTACCTGGGCAACAAAAGCCGAGTACCCCTCAGCAACCTCCAAGGCTGACACATTAGGGTCATTCGCTACAGCCTGTAGCATCACCTGGCGCGGAACCCCTGGGAAGACCTGGCTCGCTTCTGCGATCTCATGCTCCAGATCATACCGGGCCATCTGCACCTCTTGCTGGTACATGCGGTCCTCCATGGTCTGGAACTGCTGAGCGTAGGCCTTAGAGGCTGGGTCGTCGTCGTTGATCACCGACTGCAACCACGCCTCGTTTTCATCCTGGGGCTCTTGCTTGGCGGGTGCCACTGGAGCTTGTTGGCGCGCATCAAACTGTTCTTGAAGCTGCTGCATTTGCTCACGCATATGAGAGATCTCATCTTTGTAAGCATTGCGAGCCTCAAGGACTTGCTTGAACCGGTCATACGGGACACGGTGGCCCGGAGTGGAGTCATCGTCCTCGGCAGGGCTGTCATCAGCCTCGAACTCTTGTTCTCCTTGCGCCTCTACTTCTCCAGCCTCCGCTTCTTGGTTAACGTCCTCAGCGGGCTCGGACGAATCTTGCTGGGCCTCTAACTCAGGCTGCTGCTCTTCAGTGAAATCCTCCTCACTAGCGAGAAAGTCACCTAGCGCACCAACCTCTTCATCATTAAGAAAACCCATAGCACTCTCCTTTTAACGCCACATGGGCGGGTTATTACGACCCTGATGTATCCATCAGAGAAGGCATTGACAGCGGAACTCCCCACCTATCGGTGTTCTTTTTGGCGTCCGCTTTCTTGAAGACCTTGCCAGTGTTTAGTTCAAACTGCAACATCTCGCGCAGATTACTGGGCCTTGTAGACTGAACGTCATCTTTGACTTGCTCGATTTGATCGAGCCCCATAAGCGTCAGCGCATAGGCGAAGATCATATCATCGTGCTTCTTAGGAGCGGCCTCTGGCTTGCCTCTGTCGTTGTAGATAAACGTATTCATCTCAAACTTCATTCTATCATCAGTAGGCACAAGCCACTTCTTTGATATGTATTCATGAAGCCTCGACAGCATCACCGGTCTTGTAGAGACGTTGGTGGAGAACCCAACTTTCTCAACCCACCTCTCGGCCATCTTGTCGTATTGGGTGCGCTTGAAGATATAGGCGTAACTATTTCCCATAAGGTGCTCAAGAACGGAGAGCCCGTATGAGTTGGACTCCACCACCACTAGGGCGTTGTACTTAATAGCCTCCGTCCTTACCCGCTCAGAGAACGCATGAGGCGGCATCCTCTCGTAGAAGGTTGAGCAAACGGTTGGGGCCTTCTTGTCTGTTACGTCCATAACGCAGAACGACGAGAAGTCTCCAGATGGAGAGCCAGACGCAACGTCAACACCGAGAGAGTACACACGGAACTTAGATGGCTTAATGTAGTTCCTGTATCCGCGCTCTAGTTGAACATGTGGATACACCGTGTCGAAGAAGGTCTCGCCGCTAGATATGAAGGCCTGCTCTGCTGTGGCTGGGTACTCTTGGAGGAACGTATTCCAGTTCCCCATACACTTAGACATGTAAGTGTTATGCGCCCAGTTGGCCTGCTTTTCTGTTAGTCCGAACTCTTTGGCGTATTCTTTAATCTTAGGGTTTAGTCCACCCTTAGGTTTGCTGGCCACATAGTCCGAGTCATCCATCCAGGGGAAGAAAAGCTTTGCAAACCCGCTCTGCTCTCGCCATAGCCTGTGGGCATCGTTCATGCCGTTGGCTGTGGTCTCCAGGTATATCTCGGCGTTTGGGCCGGCTGTCTGGAACGCAGAGGCAATGGCTCTCTCTACATCTCCCCAGAACGCGAACTCTGAGCAGTGGAGGGCTTGGTAGGTCGTTCCACGGAAGTTCTCAGAGTTTGCCGTAGTAACGCGGATATATCCACCGTGGAAGAAAGATAGCTCGCGAACGTTAGCCTTCTCAGTAGGGAACTTGAGAAACGGAGGAAGGTTTTCATAGAACCTCTTGTATATCTCAAATATCGCCTGTGCAGACTCTGTCCTGTGGGCAAGAACACCCACCCTGAAGTTGGGAGTGAACAGCGCTCGCCAGAAGAACCTGGCGGCGATCATGGTCGTCATTCCAAGCTGGCGTGCTTTGAGAATGTAGGTCCATGGGTTCTCCTCCACATGCGAGACAAACTTCTCTTGAGCCTCGTTCATGGTGAAGGGGATCATGCGGCCCTTCTTGTCCACGATGCTCAGGTGCTGGCAAAAATAGCGGAAGTCTGTGGCGCATCTGGATATCTCCTGCTCTAGCCTTTGGTCCACTATTCTTCCTCTTTTGGCGGCTCCAGTACAGCGTTAAGGACCGGCAGAATGTCTTTTGGGTCCAACACCGTCTTCTGTAGTGCCAGCACCTTGGCGTGGGTTAGCTGAACGTCAGCCTCTGCCTTCTCGATAGCCAGGCGGTCAAGCTCGTCTTTGACCTCTCGCTGCATCCTTGGGTTCTTCCTGAAGTCGTCCCTGGTTCTCTCAAGCAGCCACGCTGCCGCACGCCAGTCGTCTTGTGCCTGGAACCTAATGCAGTCGACCAGTCCCGTGGTTGCCTCGTCGTATGCAATCTCGAAGTCATGCACAAACTGCCTCATGAGAGGGTGTGCATCCGGCGCTCGTCCTGCTGCCAGCCACGCGCGAAGGGTGTGCTCATGTATGCCGAGCCTGTTGGCTACGATCTTCCTCGTGTAGCCGTTCTTGATTCCCTCGCATATACGCTCTGCGATTAGCGTATTAAACTTGGGAAACCTTTCGACTCTCAACAAAGGCTTTTTGGTGGCTGCGTCGGCTTCTGTCGCTTGTTCCATCGCACATGACCTTATGCATGGTGGTTAGGAAGTCCACGATGTCCTGACCGAACACGCCAAGATCCATATCGCCAATCTTATCTCCGTCAGGAGCGTTAGACTCCAGGCGACCTTGCATGTTCCTAAGAATGGGAATGCACATCTTGTGCTTTTTATGCATTCCGATCTGACCAGCGGACAACGCGGCCTCAAGACCCTTGATCTCACTAAGCGCAATGGCGCGAGTAGCAAGGGCGTTTAGATCAGGGTCCATGTCGCCAGGGTTAAAGAACAGAACATCAAGGCTCTCCTTAATGGACTTAATCCCCTCGGCGATAAGGCCCTCTACGATTTCAAACTGGGAGATCGGAACAACATCAATGTCTAGATCTTCCGGCCTCTCAATCCGTGTAGCCTTCTTAGACAAGATAAACCTTCTGTCGCTCAAGAAGTTGCTTAACCCCGAACTGACCCATCACTCGCTGCTGCTGATAAACATGCAGAAGAGAAAGGGTAACAACCGTCTCAGCGTCGAGTTCCATAGAATGAGCCAAGGACTCAATCATGCCAGAGACGCCAGACGGGACGTCCTTGGCTGTCAACTTCACTAGGTTCTTTGGACGGCCTACCGGCGATGCCCCTGTCTTTTTGGTGGCCTTCTTTGCCGGAGCCTTCTTCGGTGCACTCTTCTTGGTCGTCGCCATTATCTTTCTCCCCTAAGAAGCTTACGCCTCTTATCAACAATACGGGCAAACCGTCTGCTTTTACGGTAGCACCTGTTGCCTGAGTTCCAGTGGCATAGCCAGTCCGAGCCATACCGATTACGATAACGGATAATGGCCCCAATTCCAGCCTTAATCAAGTCACAACCTTTTAACCGCCTGTTTGGGCAGTGGAAAGTTGGCTTAATCTGAAGGGGCCCGTAAGCACCCCTGTTGCTCTTGGCATCACGATTAAACCTGGACTCTGTATAGGACAAGGCCACCGCCAGAGCAGGATCTACCCCTCCAGCGATGGCCTCAACTCCTACATCGACACAGGCCGAAAACCTGTCGACCGTCAGCGCAGGCTGCGCCCAACTCATGGCCAAAGCGCATATGTGGGCAACAAAAAAGTAGTTCATTCAATCCCCAACGAATACCTACGCGCATACTCAGCCAAGAGCATAGCATCGGCCTCCCTATGGGTAATCTTCTCCACATCGGGGAACAACCTTCCGGCCAACTCCTTCGTTATGTTCTTGTCACCCTTGGTCCTGCACTTCATACGTGTCTGCCACTGGTTAGGGGTAACCATCTCGTACCTCACACGACAGGCAGTAAGAATCCCCATGCAAAAACCAAACGACGTACCAAACTTGAACGTGCTCGCTATCCCCTGCTTAGGCATGGCGTTCACCTTCTCGAACATGCATAGCTGCACATTGCTCCCCCAAAAGGACACAAAGTCAGCTATCTCCTTAGACGGCTCAGATAGGCGTATGGTGCCCATCCACTGGCCAGACTTGGAGATCACAACAACGGCCCCTGACTGACCAGGGTCTACTCCCATGTAATAATCTTTCATTACATCCCCTCAAAGCGCATACGAGCACCACTGAATCGCACGTCCTCGCGGGTCAAATGGCGCGCAGCGCCATGACGAAATTTATCGATACCTATCTCCGCCAATGATCGGTCCACATTGTCGACCTTACTGGGCAGCCAAGGAATCAACGTCAGGTCCGCATCGTCCTCGATAGCACCGCTGCCCTTAGCGTCCGAGATGTGGGGCCGCTTCTTCGCCCTCTTCGCCTCTAAGATGGGCTGAGACAGCAGGACAACGACGCACCCTAGCTCCACTGCCAAGAGCTTGAGCCCACGGCTGTTAGCGGCGATACCCTCCTCCTGTGTGCCGTCTCGCCTCGATGAGCCCCCGCGCATCAACTGGAGATAGTCAACGATGACCAGCCCCATCTTCCCGTGCTCGACGCACATCTTGCGAGCAGCCCGCCTAATAGCAGAGATGCTCCCGCACTTGGGGCCCTCTACGATGATGGGCAGTGGTGCGATATCGTCACCGGCCTTCTTCACACGAGACAGGTCATAGGGGTCCATGCCTGGCCTGCGCTGTACATGAACGGGCACGCCGGACTCAGCAGCCACCATGCGCCCGTACACCTCCATCTCGCTCATCTCGTATGAGCAGATCAAAACAGGAAAGCCGGCCCTAGCAGCAGTAAGGCCAAAGTTGTTCACAGCTAACGACGACTTGCCGTGCGCTGGGCAACTCATAACCACCACCTGCCAGCCAGGCCTAAACCCACCGGATAGGACCTCATCTAGAGACAAGATGCCCGTGGGTATAACCGTGTCCTCATACTCGCCCCTCTGGATAGAGTCTACACGGTTCAGATACTCCCTCATGGCATCGTTAGCAGCCAAGCCGTCGCCGGACGAACCACGCTTATACAAAGCCCTAAGGCTCTCCTCTGCCTGGTCTAAGGCTTCGAGAGGTGGGAGGTCTGTATAGCCCAGGCGGCTAACAGCATCACCAGCCTCTACGATGCTTCTTTTTAGGCTCTTCTCAAGAACAATCTCGCAATACCGCCTAAGGTTGCCAGTAGTCCCAGCACGGTCCATCACCTTGGACAGGAACATCATCCCCCCAAAGGAGTCCCAGACATTCTTATCAACCATGGCTTGTTTGATTGTCACCTCATCGAACGACCCGTGTACCCGATACAACTCGGACATGGTCTCGAACAGCATCGAGAACTTGTTCAGATAGAAGTCTTGTTTACGAAGTCCCATGGTCAGGACCTCGTCAATCAGTCTTGGGTCTAACAGCAAAGCCGCGAGAACCTCGCCCTCTGCGTCCAACGAACGCGGGACTACCTCTTCCGCAAAAGACATCGCAGCCTCCTCAGCACGGTCCCGTGCTCACAGGTGTACCCGTCACCGAGACACCACCAGAATCTACACAACACAACTCACCCCTTGCGCGTGCGCGCGCGATAGTATATACTTACTAAGTATCTTAAGTTCTTAAGCATCTAAGGATACTCAAGGATACTAAGATACTATGGCTTCTCCCATAGCCTGGGGAGGAGATCTGACATCTCCACACCCAAGGCATCACACACCTTTCTCCAGGTAGAGACCTTACCCTCCCTAGCACCTGTCTCCATGTAGCAGATGCTCTGCTGACTCACGCCTGCCTTCTTGGCCAAGTCACGCTGACTCAAACCAGCAGACTCGCGAAACTCTCGTAGTCGGTTCATGCTCATCTCCCTGTCGAACCAAAACCGTACCACAACAACAGTCCGTTGTCACCATGCTTTTTCAATTCAAAATCCCGGTGCGTCTTTTTGGTCTCCAACGCTCGATTCTCATGGCCTAAACTGCTTTCGCTAACCGCTCGCGCGGTTAATGTAGTCGGACGCGAAGTTAGGTTAGCCCGTGCCCGTCTCTACTAGCTCTCCTCGGCTAAGTTACCCGACCACTTGGTTAACTAACTCGCTCCCAGCTAGCCTGCCAGGCACGCCGCCACCCTACACAGACCCACCCACTAGCTCGGGGAATGGAGGGTCTAGAAGATGCCCTGGGAGAGTGACCCCCAGCACATCCCCACTAAGAAAAGCGACATCGTAACCACACGGAATCAAAAGGGAAATGAAATGAGTTAGAAGAAAGTGCTAACCCCCTATTGATCCCAGTTTGTGATTCTGGCAGGCTCCAGAACATCAACGAGACAGAACGAGCTAACAACGAGCAGATTAGCGTGTCGCGTCTTTGACAACTTAGTACGATGAGAGATGAGAGATTAACCGGGCCCGGTGTTCCACTATCAAGGTGGTAGCTAGGGCGCTGGGCTCAAGCCTATATAGGTATGAGCAATGTCTAAGTCGACCACTATCCGTATCGCCGAGCGTCCCCATGTTGACCAGACGGTAGAGGAGCTTACCGCCCTCTTCGTCACGGCAGCTAGCGAGGGCAATCGGCCCCTTATGGACTCCATCGGTCTGGAGCTTAACGTTCGCAGCGCTCAGAAGAAGCGCGCGGCCTTGCTGGCTGTAGACTGGGATGTCCTTAACAAGGGCGGAAACATCCTCCCTAACGGGGGGCGCATGGGTCCAAAGACTGACATTGCCTTGGTTATCGCTCTGGTCACTAACGCTAGCTTCCTTAAGCGGAAACTAGACACGGGTAAGGCAGCTTTTGAGGATGCCGATGTCGAGGCTATCAAGGCGACGCTCGATTCCAACGTCCTGACCGGACGTGGTAGTGAGTGTCACATTAAGTCGACAGACGTTACCGTCCTAGACAATGGCCACCTTCGGGTTATCTGCACACCATCGCAGGCTACCCAAGATGACGTTGACGGGATGAACGTGTTTGCCGTTACGACCACGGACGATGGGCCGGTTAAGGTGGAGCGCTGGAAGGCTACCCACCAGGTTCCAATCCAAGGCAGCGCAGCATAGCAGGCAGCCCTCAGGACTTAACATCCTGGGGGCTCCTCTATTTTAAGCCTGGGCGGTTAATTAAACATCTAATGCAACCATTACTCATGAGAAATTAAGGAGAGTACCTATGCAGGTACATTGGAAGCGTGAACGCTTAGAGTTTCTGATGCAGTGGCTACCACTCATGGAAAATGAGGTAGACAAGGGCAACGAAGATTACCGGGATTACATGTCCCTTTACCGGGAGATGCAGTCTCTCTCTAAGGAGTTCGACGATGCAAGTAAGTGAGGCCATGGTTCAGGCTATCAATACCATCCACGCCGCTATCTTGAGCAACACCAAGCTTATCGGTCGCGCGATGCGTATTGCTACCGGCAACGAGCTTCGGGTTAACGCCCTTTGCGACGCAAACCTTATTGATAAGGTCGAGAGCCTTACCAAAGAGGTCGAGTCGCTTAAGGCTGAGAACGCGAAGGTTAAGGAGAGCAAAGCCGAGTGGGTTATGCTCTTCAACGATGCCATTAGCGAGGCCATCTCTGACCTTAACCGTTCTTGTCTTGACCGAGAGGATGAGATTAAGGACAGCATCGAGAAGCTTGACCGGCGGGTGACCGCTGTTAACAAGGACCCTGACATTCGTTACGAGCTTATGATGAAGCTTGATAGCCTTGATGACAGAGTCATCAAGCTTTCTAAGCTTGTCGACGTTATCGACGGCGCTGCTACCGAGGCTATGACCGACGCCAGGTTCGCTAAGGACAGCGGCTTCAACCTTAGGGCTGACCTCAACAAGCTTGAGGATAAGGTCAACACCCTTACCGGCAACGTTGACGGTAGCCTTGACGCGCTAGACTTTAGCGTTGACCTTCTTAAGATGGAAGTCAGGTCGCTGGTTAACAGGGAGTCCGATAAGGCTGACCGGGTTAGCGAGATCCTGGCCCAGCTTGACGAAGAAGGGTGAGAGATAAACCCCCTAGGTTAACGCCTAGGGGGTTTTTTTTAAGCTGGAAAAGCTAGCTGGTAAGAGACTCATGCTAACTGGTGCAGCTCGCAACTAACTAATTTCACTTTCTTTTTGCTCGTGTTGATCCCAGTTAGTTGTTCATGTATAATTAGCTATTCGCTGAGGAGATGAGAGATGTTAACCATGAGAGAGTTAAGGCATCTTACTAAGTCGACTTATGTTTTCTTTGTTAAGACTGCCCCGCGCACTATCTATTATAGTCGCAGCACTTATCACCCTATGCAGCGAGGTTGTGACCTTGATGGCTGTGCTTATGGCAGAGCGATTAAGGTGATTGGCGGCTTCGCTGCTATCGTTGACGGGCTAACTGAGGTCCTGTCTCTGGGTAGCTACTATGGCCAGCTACAGTTTACCTTCTTGTTCGATAAGTCAGGAGCGGTAGGAGGTAAGGGCAACGGCTTTATGGAGTGTTACGAGGACGGCAAACCGCACTGCGACAAGTGCAAAGAGAGGAACCATGAGCAGTAATATTGTGAGGGCTACGGAGTGGCCATCCACCACGCTAACCCCTATCCCCGGTGTTAACGTGCCGGGACTTATTGAGCACACAGCGCTGGTCTTTAAGACGGACCCGCGCTTTGCTTTTAGTACGCTGGTTATTAACTGGCCTGACCTAACGGTGATGGAGGCTCACCGTCTAATGAATGGAGAGTATGAGGTAGACGGAGATTCCGTCGTTATTACATTTGTCTAATAAGGATTTATCAATGAAGGTTGATGCTGTTAAGTATTCTATTCGCGGCCTTATCAAGGCCACCCATGTCGCCCTTAGCAGGGGCAAGGCTAATGAAGATCGCATCAAGAATGTTAGCGATGAGATGGAGGAAGTAAGGGGCATCGCGAGCGCTGCTATTGAGAGGACCGAGGAGGCTACCGAGCAGGTTGTGTCGATAAGGGACGACATCGGTGACCTCGTTAATGATGAGGTGTCCAACGTTATCTCGGACTACGTTAGCGACGAGCTTAATAGCGAGTGGCTAAGCGAGATGGTTACTGACGAGCTAGCTGGGTTTGGGATTGATAACTACGACTGGAAGAGGGACCTTAAGTCTGAGATTCTAGACGCCATCGCTGATGACGATAACGACTTCAGCGGCCAGCTAGACGCTCACGGCAACCTCATTACTGACCTTGAAGAGAAGGTCGCTACCGTGTCCTCGGGCCTTGAGGATAAGATTGACACCTTAGGCGAGAGGCTGGAGGGCACGCTATCAGAGATGGAGGACGCTTACTGCGACCTTCCCGCTACAGTAGAGGCTGTGTGCAAAGACCAGTATGAGTTCGAGGAAGAACTTAGGCTCCATGAGCACCGGCTAGGCTCCCTTGAGCGGAAGCTAGGCGTTCATCCCGAGGAGTTTAAGAAGGATGACCCGCGCCTAGATGAGTTGGTTAACGCTGTGCAAAAGCTGTACGAGCTTAACGGGATGGACCTTAACTTCGGCCTGGAGGACTAGACCATGCACATGACCATTAAGCCGGCATACGGGAGGGACTATAGGTCAAAGGCCGCGCTGCTAGATGACTGGCAGCAAGGCCGCGACTTCATCATCGCTAACGTGGGCGGGCTCTTCCATAGGGATGTAGGTAGGTACATTAACATCCATGACGCTAAGCGTTCTGCCCCCATGACAATTAACGCACGCTACAACAAGCTTAGGAATGTGTGCGTATTCGAGGTTAACCCATGAGTGATACTACCTATGAGATAGCAGCATACGACTGGAATGATAGGGCTACCTATACCCTGTTTATGCTGGAGCAGCACGAGACTTACGGCGAGTTGTCTACGGTTATTGCCAGGGCCACCGTCTACTACCCCAAGGACCCTGATTACGGTTGGGTCTTGGAGTTTAGCGAGGGCGGCGACCGCTTTATTAGGGGCCTTCTCTGCGAGCGTTACTACTACGACGGCTCGCTACAGTCCGCCCAATTTGCAGCTAGTAAGTTCGTCCATCAATACAAAGAGAGCATGGAGAGGGCTAATGATAGAGTTCATGGATAATAATAAAGACGGTGATGCTTGGATAAAAACAGACAAGTATTCTATCTGGATAGAGGAGTCATCTACTGACGGCTCCATCAGGATAGAGGTGGTGCTTGGCGACCACTTAGGTCAGGCCGTTGCCAACCTTATGGTCAGTGCGCCTAGGGAGGAGGACGTGCCAACCCCTAAGCCCGAGCCGGCTATCCCTTGGCAGAAGAGGGCAGTTAAGGCTCTTGTTGATGCCGGGTATAAGAAGCAGGTGATTGCTCTTATGATGTCCTGTCACGTTCGCAGTATTGAGAACTGGTCTAGGGGCAAGCCCATCACCGGACCTAACAGAGAGCGGCTGCTCCATGTAATGGAGTCCATGAAGGTGGAGGTAGCAGATGAGGATTAAGGATGCCGTTGATATTGTTGGGGCGGACCTATCCAAGCCATCTAAGATGCCTGGGTTTGGGTTCTCTATCCCTGCGGAGGCCTGCATAACTGGGTCTAAGCTTGCTAAGATACCGGGCACGCCATGCCATAAGTGTTATGCCATGAGGGGTAACTACACCTTCCCTAGTGTTCAAGCCGGCCTTAATAAAAGACTGGCCAACCTAAACCATGACCTATGGGTTGACGCTGTTGTACTTCTTATCGAGAGGCGATGTAAGTCAAAAGGCGTGAATCACTTTAGGTGGTTTGACTCTGGAGACTTACAGGGTGTTTGGCACCTGCGTAACATCGTCAAGGCAGTGGAGCTAACGCCTCACATCGAGCACTGGTTACCCACTCAGGAGCGTGGGTTTATCAGCAAGTACCTTAATGAATACGGTAGCTTCCCTAGCAACCTATGTGTTAGAGTCAGCGGTGTTAAGGTCGGAAGCCCTCCACCCAAACTCCGTGCCTTTAAGGGCATGGTCCATACATCTAGCGTCGATTCCGGCGTTGGGTTTAAGTGCGAGGCTAAATCTCGCGATAACCAATGCGGCCCTTGCCGCGCTTGCTGGGACACTAACGTCCCTAACGTTGATTATTATCAGCATTGATAAGGAGTATATAAGATGCCTGCAACACTTAATGATTGGCCCTCAACTTCCCGTGGTTCTAAGTACGATTGGGACTCTCTCTTTGATGGTAGGATTTACAAGCTGGTTAAGGGTGAGGACTTTGACTGTGACCTTGAGTCGTTTAGAGTCCAGGCCTACGGCGCAGCGCGAAGCCGTAGCATGTTCTTCCGTAGCTCTAAGCTGAGCGACACGGAGCTTGCTATCCAGGCCACTTCTAACGAGGCCGCCTTCTCGAAGAAGGGCAAGTCCACCAATAAGAGCAAGGATGCTTAGTGACAGGGTAGTTCTTTCACTAGCAGAGGAAGGGTTGCTCACCGTTCGCGAATACTATCTTGAAGAGGGAGTCCCCTATGACCCTCCTCTTGTCTCGATTATTGTGAGCGGTGAGCAGCTAGCCTCATTCAACTCGCCAGTGTCAGCGATGGCCTGGTTAATCTATTCCATTGACAGGATAAGTGATGAAATTAATTGATTACGATGCACTCGCTAGCCCATTCCCTCCAGATGATATCGAGTGGAGGGTAGGGTCTGCGACTAAGACAACCCCGGCTAGGTGCACACTGCTTGCCTACCTAACCGCACGGGCTGTCATGGATAGGCTCGACTCAGTTGTCGGGCCTAGCAACTGGCAGGACGAGTATAGCCCTGGTCCTGATGGCGGCCTTATGTGCTCCATTGGTATCTGGGACTCGGCTAAGGGCCAGTGGGTATGGAAGCGCGACGGTGCAGAGAACACTAACATCGAGGCGATTAAGGGCGGCTACTCTGGAGCCTTTAAGCGTGCCGCTGTTAAGTGGGGTATCGGTAGGTATCTCTACTCTCTCGGTACCGAGTGGCACCCTACTGTCGAGCACCGGGATGCTTGCAAGGATGGCGTGGAGTATATCAGGACCAAGGTAGGCGGAGGCTGGGTGTTCGTGCCTAAGCCGGTGCTGCCTGCCTGGGCTTTGCCTGAGCCGCCTAAGGACCCTAGCTGGCATGAGGAGCAGGCAGCTTTCTGCGCCGAGCTTAGCAGCAACGGTCTTAGCTACGAGGACGTAGCGGACTGGTGTAAGGACATCGGAAGGCCCCGGCCTAGCCGTATGGATAGTAACGGGCGTAGCCGGTTGCTTGATTACCTCAATAGTGAAGACGGGCTACGACGGTTTAGCTCATGGAGAAATGGATAATGGGATTTCGTTCAAGCGATTATGCAACAGACTACTCACCTCAGAATAAGTTCTCTCCGATACCTGATGGTACCTATGACGTGGTGATTAGCAGCGCCTACATCAAGGACCTAAAGACATCGGCAGATCAGATTAGTGCTGAGTCCATTAGGTATCTAGCGGAGGTGGGTGATGACGATGTCAAGTCAGGTAAGATCCAAGAAGGCGACCCCTCTAAGAACATGCGCGTTGTGTTTGAGGTAGAGGGCGGCCAGTATTCAGGCAAGACCTTCCAGGCTTACTTCCTGTTCTACCACTCTAAGGTGGACTCGATGCGACAAGGCCGTAAGTGGCTCGGCATTATGAGCACCGCCGCTGGCGTACCTGACTGGGACAACCCCATGCAGCTTAAGGGTGCGCGGCTTAGGGTCCGGGTAGAGACAGTGCAAAAGGACTGGGGCCCTGTCGTACAACCCAAGCAGTACTGGCCGGCTAACGAGCCGGGGCCGGGTCTTGATGGCGAGCCTGAGCAGGGCACGTTTAATGATGATGACATTCCATTCTAGGAGATAACTATGAGTGATTATGAAAGACACGAGCCCATGACTAGGGGAGAGAAGAGGGAGGTAGAGGTAGAGCCTCACCCTGATTACTTCCCCTCGGCTAGTGACCATGCTGAGGATATTATGGCTGCTGCTGATGCGTTCGCTACCATCGTGTCGCTTATCGACAGGGGCGACATCACGCAAGCCAGGGAGTATGCCTCGTTTAAGGCTGGTCTGTTTGAGAATCAACTGCTCAACCTTTACCCCGTCAAGTATAGGGAGGAAGGTCGATTGGGCATGAAAATATAAGGAGGAAGGTCGATGAGGTATGATCCTTATGAGCCAACCCATAACTCTAGGTACCAGCGGCTTTATGCCACGGGATACGACCGGGCTCCTGCCGACCCGCCTAACTGCCATGAGTGTCACGAGTACCCAGCTATACTAGATGCTGATACTGATGAGCCTGGCTTGTGCTATAGGTGTGAGACACTAGAGCGATGACAGGGCGCACGGTAACCTGATGAAGGCTGCCCTGTTGGGCCCCGATACATTTACTAGCCCCCCTCGTGGTCGGGGTAACTAGGAATGTATCGGGGCCCTTTTTTTATCTGGCGACAGACAAGGTGAACGCGACTATCCCGGTAGTGACTACGCCGATGGTGAACCCTACATAAGGGTCATGCCACCAAGGCTCAGGCTCTAACGCGTTGGATAGTAATCGTTCTAACTCTTGTGACTGACGGCCTAAGGCAGACAGGGACTTGGTATAAGCCTGGCCCTCCGCCTGTTTGGCCTCTATGCAGTGGTCGAGATCTGCCCTACACAGGGGCATTTCTACGGCCTTCACGCGCATACACGCGCGCGCCTCAAGCACGGGTATTAGTAGCCCGCTGCAATGCGCTGTGGACCCCTTCTCGATGGGCTCAGCGCGCTCGCACGGTGCGCCTAACATAAGGCCGGCTAACATGATGGCCGCTAGAGTGATGGCTTCTTCCTCTCTAGCTGGTCCTTAGCCGCCTGCTGCCTAGCCTTAGCCGGGAGCTTGCCCTTAGGGGTGTGCTCCTCCCAGCGCTTAGCCATGGCGGGATACTTCTTATGCATCCACCTTCTTTGTGCTTCGGACTTGAAAGGCATTACTTCTTCATGGCCTTAAGCATGGACTCGGCTGCCCTTGCACGCCTGTTGGCTGCCGCGCATGGGTCTTTCTTCTTCGGCCTTATCCGCTCTATGCCACGGATAAGGTTGTAAGCCCCTCGCTTTGCCTTGCTAACCTTCGGCGGCTTTTTAGTAAGTCCTGCGCTCGGCTCCCCATAAAGCGTGCGATTGGGGCGCGGATCAAGGTCGCCTTTAGGGTTGTCACTCATGCTACTTCTTCCCTAACGCTGCCCTCTTCTTCCCCATCTCCCGCCTAATAGGATGGTTAACAGGGAGCTTCTTCCAGTCCTTGGTGTCCATCTTACCCAAAAAGCGCTTCTTCCAGTCCTTCTTCTTAGCGGGAGTGTCCTCAAGCATAGCCTCTGCCGCCCTAGCTCGCTTGTACTCGTGATTCCTGATGTCGCGTTGCTTTTGGTCCATTGGCTTGATGCGAGGGTTCTCCCCCATAGCCTCTCTTACTTTGCGCCTGGCGTATCTAATAGGGTATTTCATCTAAATCTCCTACTTCTGTCCGGTAGCCCGCTCGAATCGAGCGAGGTGTTTGCGAAGGTTAACTTGGCGACCTTGCGTGTTCCTAAGAGTGGGCCTCTTGGTCTTGGCCTTCTTGCCACGGTTCTGCTTGTACCACTCTCGGAATAGCTGACGAATGCCACTGTTCTTATCGAGCGTGCGCCAGTTCTTAGGAAGAGGAGGGGCCTTGGTTCCCTTAAGGTCCAGCACCCCTTCTCGTGCAGCCTTAGCATCAGCAAGGTAGCGAGTCTCTTTAAGCTTTGACTGGAACTTGGCCTCTTGCTTCTTGGCCTTTTTATCAAACTCAAACACCTCGTGCGGTGTAGGGCCTTGGGCAAACTTCTCATCCCCTGCCTTCTGCTTAGCGTACTCCTTCTTTACGTTGAAGGTAGACTGGCTAGCGCCTCCGCCAAACTTCATAAGGTCTTTGCCGCTAGCGCCTCCGCTGTGGGGGCTGGGCTTGTCCGCCTGCTCGGAGTGGTACTTGGCCAGGGCCTTCTTGTGCTTGGCCTCTTCGCCTTCTCCCATCCCGCTACCGGCAGGTGCCGGAGCAAACGTATGGGGCTTGATCTTAGAGCCCTTGGCCTTCTCGGCCTTTACTGCTGCGAGGCGAGCCTTGGCGGCAGCGGCCCGGGCTTTCTTCATCCCGGTAAATGTATAGGCGAACTTCTTGTTACCAACCTTTGGCATTGCTATCTCCTGAATCCTGGTAGGGCAGACATGGTAGCCCGCATGCTCTTCTTCCTTTTCGCTTCTCGGTCAGCCTTCATCTTAGCCAGCCGTGCTTGTGCATCAGCCTTGCGCTTCTTAATGGCTTCCATCTTGCTCTTAGACTCTGCTACTTGTGCGGCCTTGGCCTTGTCATCTCGGTACTTCTTGTTCTGAGCAGCGGCCTGGGACTTAGCGTCGGCAACCATCTGGCGCATGCGAGCCTTGTGCTTGGCGTGCTTGGCCAGTGTTTCGGCGCGACCCTTGCGCCACTTAGCCATGTCCCGCTTGCCGCGCTCAACCTCAGCAAGGTTCTCGTTGATGACGTTTAGATCCTCCATGCGCTCAGCCTTAAGCCACGACTTGGGGATGCGCTGACCTGTCTTGCGCTTCTGTGCGATGCGGGCCTTTAGGCCGGTAGGATCTGCCACTTTCTTGGGGGCAGCCTTAGCCGGCGCTGTCTTGACAGGCGCTGCCTTTGTGAGGACAACCTTCTTCTTCTTGGGCTTGGCCCGGTTAGCGGTGTACCACTTACGGAACTTAGACAGCTTGGCCTTGTATTCAGGGTCACTCTTCTTGGGTAGCTCAGGCCGGGGCGCTCCCTTAAGTGACGCCGCCTTAGCCTTGGCTTGAGGCTTAGGCTGGGCCTTGGCCGGTCTCTTTTTCTTGCTTGAGTAGGTGGCCAAGGCGCTGGCCTCTCTCGAAAATGGGGGAGGGTCCACGTCGCCAAACCTTCTCTCGCTAGCAGCCAGCGACTCGATGGAGGTAAATGGCTTGGCCTTGGCAGGGGCCTTTGGCTTAGCTTTGGCAGGAGCCTTTGCCTTAACGGGCTCGGCCTTAGCTGGTGCCTTGGCTGGCTTGGGGATTCTTTTTCTCGCAGGCTTGTCGTCCTTAAGCGCCTTCTTCGCAAGCCTAATGTCCCCAAGCACGGCATCGGCCAGGGGAACCCCTGTGACTCTTTTCGCTCTTTCTTTGGTCGCCTCCGCAAGGGCCCCCACCCCTTTCTTTAGCGCTCTCTTCTGCTCTTCGGCGGAGCCTTTTTTGTCGACGCTGAACCGGACAGCATCCCCGTCGGGGCCGAGCCCCCCGCCAGGGACCGCGCGCCTAATGGCCCTTGCGGGCATCAGAAGGGCTCTACTCAGGGCGTTAATAAAGCCCTTGTCCTCTTCCTCGATTGCCCTCTTGGCGCTCTTGGCCCTTTGTCTTAGTCTAATGATCTCTCGCTGTGCCTTGCTTGCCATCTTAAAACTCCTGGTTCCAAGCGGCGGCTACGTCTGCCGCTGATGTTGTGTTAGCGATGTTGGCTGCTGCTAGCTCAAGCTCTTTCTTTCTTCTCATGCGCTTCTTGTCTAGCTCTAGTAGCTTAGCATCACGAAGGTCAATAGCCTGCTGCATAACAGTAGAGGTGTGTCGCTTGAGCTTCTTAGTCTCAGCGATAGCCCTGGACCTGCGCTCAATCCTGTCCCTGTCCATGGTAGCTCTCTTCCACATAACAAAGAAGAACCCGCACACCGCCGTTAGGGCTGGGATTAAGTACTCCATCAGAAGTCTTCCTTTTCTTGCGTGGTTGCTTTGATCTTAGCTTTGATTTGAGAGGCCACGAAGGTTGTTAGAGATCCCGCCCCGATACCAATGATAGCACCCAGGTGGGTAAACCCTCCAGCACTGTACCCGAATATCCCTCCAAGAATTACGGATACAGCGCGGAGGAGAGGTCTCCTGATGCCTGCATCGGTTAGGATCCTCGGTTTCAATATAGCCTTAGCTGCCTGAGTTAGCGAGGACGAAGCTAGGGCGCAGATGCAGATGAGAATAACAAGCTTGTCCCATCCAAGACTATCAAGGGTAATTGGCTCACTCATTTAGACCTTTCTTTTTTGCACAGCATTCTTAGCGCGGCCTCAGTCCTAGCAAGCTCCGACTTTGTAAACGGAGTGCTCTTGTTAAAGTCCACGCCCGCAATGCGGAACGCCTTTTTGTTTTGAGAGACAGCCTTGTTTATCTGGGACTGGCTTGGCTTTTTTGAATAGTACCGGCCAAAACCAGGGGCGTCGCATGACTTCATCGCGCCTCTCCCGTCTTAGTCTTAGCCGACACTCTGGTTCCTTGGCGGACCATGCGCTCTAGCTTCTCGTCTTGCAGCCTCTCCTTAGTGATGCGCAGGAGTTCCTCAACATGGGCAGCGATAGTATCCAGCACAGAGTCTAGCTCTTTCTGGTCAGCCTCTCGCTTCTCCTCTAGCCTAGCCATCCTCTTATCGCTCTGCATGTGCAGATAGATAAGGAAGATACAAAAGATACCAAGTATCCCCTGCTCTGCCAGAGTGCCTAGGAACTCTTCGCCCACTAGAAGAACACCGCCACAGCAAAGTCAGCAGCAGCCGTATACTGAAGGGGCGACTGTGCGTCCTCTCGGTACCCAAGGAACAGGCTTTGCCCGGCAGGGATAACCATGCCCTCTCCTGCGGCGTGAGTCCCGTTGGTACTACTAAGGTACACGGGAGCAGCAGAGTCATCGTTGCTGATGATTAAAGACTTGGGGTGCTTAGGCCATGTAGGAGACGACAGCGCATTAGCAACCACTGCCACCGCTGCCCTTACGGCTGGCATTAGATCTGCCTTAGCCGCTGCGGCAGGAGGGGTGTAAGATGCGGCAATCTTCACAATAACAAAGTGCTGGTCTGCTGTTGGGAAGTTGGCCTGCTGTCGCTCTGGCATACCTGTACTCATGATGGCTCCTCCTGCCATGCTGAAGTTTGAACTAGTGCGAGGGCTGCGGCATGGTCAATCCACCCGTCAACCGGCTCGGTAAATTTGAGGATAGCTTGCGTGCCATCCAGTGTGTATCGGGGGCTTGTGGTGACGCATGTAGGAGTCCCCATGTGAGACTCTACTTCCTCTGCTAGGTAGACCCTGTAGTGTAAGATCATGGCGGTGAATCATCCTTAACGTTAGACGCTATCATGTTAACGGCGGTACCATTGTCTGCTTCAGAGCCGTAGTCGACAAGTGTTGGGAAGCTGTTGTCTCCAGCCCCAAACCGGTAGAGGTGCTGGGGAGGGAAGGCTAACGTTCGAGGGTCAGGCATGTTGCCAGAGCCATACAATGCGGTGACGTCAGATGCGCTCAACTCTCTAGTCCACATACTTACCTGGGAGATGTACCCAGAAAAGCTCTGGGAGATCCTAGAGCCACCGTCATAACGCAAGGTTCCAATAGTAAAGTCCTTCACGTTTAGGGCGCTGCTTCTGGACTTGGAGTATCCCACGTAGTTGCCGTCAGCGTATAGCTTAACAGCCTGGGCGGTGCTGCCGCTTCCTACGTATGTAATAACAATGTGGTGCCACTCGCCATCTGTGGGGTCGATGCCGTTAGTGTCAGTGGAGTTAACCCAGACCTCTTTGTTTGCGCCGTTGGGGCTCGTGTCGGCGTCGTCCTTGCCAAACAAGGCAACGTTGCTAGACGACCCCGCGCTGCCTATGGCCTTAAAGTACGCAGGGGTGCCACCAGAAGCGCCCTCAATTTGCAGGTAGTAGTACTCGTGGTTGTCGTTGTTAGAGAAAGACCAAAGCGCCTGCTGAGAGGTGGTGCTTGTCTTAAACCAGATAGCCACCGTCTGGGCGTCAGTCTGCCAGTCGAAGTTTCCTCCAGAGCTAGCTACCGCATCAGCCTCTATGTAGTCATCCACGCCGTCTAACAGGTAGCTCATGCCTGCTGGCTGGTCGTCCACTATTGCACTCGGGTGCATGTTGTAGGCGGTGCCATCCCCTGTGCCGGACCCGTAGTTCTTTAGGGTCGGGAACAGCATGTCTCCGTTGCCAAACCTGTAATAGTAGCGGGGCGATGGAGCAAGGGCCGTCTCATCAACAGGCCGGTTGTTGTTGTAAACGGCTGCAACTTGAGACGCAGTAAGCTCGGCCAAGTAAACACTGGCCTGATGAATAAAGCAGTTGGCAGCGTAGCCCGTTGCTCCGCTTACCCTTCTCGCGCCAAAAGAGAAGGTGTCAGAGTCGAGAGTCCCAGCGCCCACGACAACGGTAGAGGCCGGACCCCCGTCTATGTATATCTTGAGCGCGGTTGCTCCGTCGTATGTCACGGTAATGTGGTGCCATGCGTTGTCGTCAAGGCCAGACCCAACGCTTACCCCGCCCGCTCCTCCAAAAAGGTAAACGCCCGCAGAGTTGCTCCATCCGTACAGGTTAACCGCGCCCGCTGCGGTGATAGCCAGCCAGTACCTTGAGTTGCTAGCAGAGGTGTTGGTAAACGCCCAGATAGCAGACAGCGGGTCTGTTGTGGGGGGCACCTTTGTCCACACAGACACGGAGTGTGCGCTGTTGTTAAAGTCAACAGCACCGGATGCGCCGTTGGCCAACACGTAGTCATCAACTCCGTCAAACTCGTACGACTTACCAGTAGGGCCTGCGTCAGGAGAGCTAGCCGCGCCTGTCTGAGTCCTCCCATAAGGAGACCATGGGGGAGTGCCAATCATGCAACATCCTTTTCATGCAGCCACTCCCAAAGGTCTGGATGCACAGGCATAAGCCCTGGCCTAAACGTGCCTATCATCCCCACCTCCTTCCTAGCCTTAGCAATGCCCGCCTTGGTTCGTGGCCCAATAATGCCATCAGAATCCCCAACATCAAAGCCCTTAGCATTAAGGGCCTCCTGAAGTAGCTTCATGCGCTGCTTCTTGGGCACCTGAACATGAGGGCCATCCCTGAATGTGCGCCACAAGGCACCCGCCTCCAAGCCGCATTCTTTGGCCAGCTTGCCAAGGGGGATGTACCAGTTCTTAAGGCTGCCCTTCTGCATCAGCTGTAGGTCCAGCCCATGCGCCTTGGGCGGCCTGCCCTCGTATATCTCCTCATCATCATCGTCTGCGCCTGTGTACACCCACAGGTCAGCGGCCAATGACGGGAAGTAGTTATGCAGGCTAAACCTTTTAACGCCATCGAGCTTGGACCTTCCGGCTGCATAGGCCGCCTTCTGGTTGCTAATAGAGCGCTCAGCCCAGATCAAGCAAAGGGACGTGCATGGGTTTGCCCTTCTGTGAACTACTGCAAGATCGTTAACCCTGGCCCTTAGCCACGGGTGCAAGTCTTCAAGCCTCGGCGGTGTTCTCATGTCTACTTCACCCTGTACTTTGGTTTAATGTCTGAGTACCCAACGCCAAAGATGGCGGGGAGCACGAGAAGAGAATCCAGGCCTAGCTGAGATCCCTCGGACCCATATAGCTCTTGGACCATGTTGGGCAAAGGAACGAGCCCAGACTCAATCATGTCCTGGATAATGATGGGAGTAACAGACTGCGCTGCCGTCTGGGCAAGGTCAGTCTCTTCACCCTTAAAGTCCTTGCCGACAACCCGGTCCCAAACAAACGAAGCCTGGGGAGACATCTTTTGTCTCATAAAGCGGCCCATCTCGTTGTACCTGGTGTAGCCAAAGTCCTTGTCTAGCTCTGCCTCATCTCCTGACAGGTTGTACCTCTTGCCAGTATACAGCGTAGACAGAAGCCTAACCGGGCCCTGAAGACCGCCAAGCAGATCGAGCCTGGTGTTAGTGCCTGGCGTCTTAAGCTTTAGCCAGTCACTTCCAGAGCTCATGTCCGTAGAGAATAGCTCCTTATTAAAGAAGGTATCCCCTGCAAGGTTGGCCAGACCAATAGCGGCAGCAACGCGGGTAGCAGCAAGCATCGCCTCGCGAACAACGATGTCATCAACGTCGTCGATATATTCTGGGCTCCTAAGCTTACGGGCAGCCTTAAACAGCCGGCTATTCTTTCCAGCAGGGGACAGGCCAATGGCCGCGCCCTCGGCCACGGTAGCGGCAAAGTTCTTAGGGTCCAGCATCTTGGCCAGGACAGGAGACCTTAGGCCTTGTCTGTTCTTGAGCGCCTGAAAATCCACAAACGGAAACAGAACGTTCTGAAATCTGGACATCGCAAAGCGAGGGCTAAACATAATCATGTTAAGCGCGGAGTTCCAGAAGCCCGCCTTCTCCAGGTCCAGCAGGTTGCCCCGCCCATAAGTGATGTTTACTAGATCGCCAACGCTCTTGAAGCCGCTCTTGCCAAACCTGTCCATGTAGGCGTCGTATGCCTTGGCCATCTCGTCGGCGTTTAGGTCTTCAAGCCCCAGGAGCCTAATGGCTGCGTTGCGCCTGTCATGGTTAAGCCCAATAGCAAACGTTCTCTCTGAGAACTCACCGTACTTCTTGAGGGCGCTTGCCGCCCCCTTGGCGGTAGTTAGGGCTGCCGCCCTGACCCGAGACCCCTTGTCTAGTAGCTGCGCGTCTAGGAGGTCGAGTAGCATCTGGGTTGTGTTCCCGATGAATAGCTCTTCCTTCCTGTCTAGTCCGGCTAGGCTGCCGGGCTTCTTGCCCATCATTACGTTCAGAGGATCTCTAACATCCCCGATGCCGGTGAAGCTAATGTCCATCTGTCGTAGGAACTTGTTGATGATCTGCTGGCGCGCAGCCTCTTCTTTGGAGATCCCCTCGTACATTCCAGTAAGCGCCTTGCGCTGACTGAGGAGGGCGTAGTCCCTAGAAGTGATAAGCTTATCCGGCATTGTAGGATGGCGAACCTTGCCAGCAAACCCAGGCTTGGCCGACTTCATCATCGCCCTCCACCCCTCCATCTGGGCCATAGGGGCAACGATGTGACCCCAGATCCCCTGCCTTAGGCGAGAGCTTAGATCTGCCCCGGCCATAATCATCTTAGGGATAGTGGCAAGCGCCATAAAGTTGTTCTTAACAAACCCGCTAGCGCCCGTCCCATAGTTGGGGTTAAGCCTATTAATAACTCTTGATGCCAACTCAGAGTTGCGCTCAAGCGCGCCATACCTGGCCATAAGGTCGTCAACCTCTTTGCCGCTGGCGCTAACGGGGATGCCGGTCCCATCAATGATAAGGTCGCTAACGCCTTTCCCTTGTCTTTTTGCAGACGCAAGCAATACGTCGTTGATGCTGTTTTGAATCTCAACAGCGTTGGCAGCAAACCTGTTAAGAACGCTAACTTCATCCAGGCTAAGCTCCGCTCCCTTCTGGGCAGTGGCTCTCTTGATAAGGTTCTGGATGCCAGACGCCCCAGGGGCTCTCATGTTTTGAAGCTTAAGGCGATCTGACGCAACGGTGCCGGCCTTACTAAGAGCGGCAGACAGGTCGATAATCTCCTGGCCAAGAGAGTTGAGATTAGAAACAATTGCCTCTGGTATCTCCTGCCCTAGCTCCTCAAACGAGTCGGCTGCCTGCCTGTAAAGGGCCTCCTCTTCGGCCACCTTGGTGAGCCTGGCAAACACACCGGCTGTCTCCTCAAGCGTGCCCACCCTGTTTTCTTGCAGCATCTTCCTTGCCGTCTCTGCTGCACCCTCTGCCGTGTCCAAGCCCTTATCCATGGCGTCGATAAGAAGCTGCTCATGGGGAGGGGCATTAGGCCTTATTGCCTGTCCTCCTTTCCTGAGCCTGTCTATGTCCCTCTTTCTAAGAGACCTAACAGGGGCCCCGCTCCGCTCGCCCAAGAACCTGTCAGGGTCAGCCTGGCGGAGTGCCTCGTCAGCCTTAGCAGACTGAACCAGAGCCTCTGTCGCCACCCCGCTCCTGGCCTTCATTGCTTTAACAGCCGGCTCAGAAGCAACCACCGTCCCCTCTAATAGCTCGTCTAGCACCGACCCCTGTGGTGGCTCATCAAGCCCAGCCCTAGATGCTGCAACTGGATCGTCAGCGTGCTTTGCTTTGTTGGCGGTCTTAACTGCATCTACAGCGGCATCAGCCTCTTTGGCCTTACCCATGGCTCTGAGCTTTGTGATGCCCCTGGCAACACCAGGAAGGCCTATGACCTCAAGCCCGGCCTCAACAGGGTTGTACCTAGCGGTGCCAAGGGGGTCTGCTGCCAGGTCAGCATACCAGGCGGCTACCTCTCCTGGGAATGCACTGGCAAACGACGCCTCGTCTTGACGAGGAACTGCGCCTGCATCGGTCTTAACCATCTCCCGAGGAGGAGCGCCGTACTGCTCAGTAAGAACATCCTTACCAAACACCTCTCCGACATCTCTAAGGGCACTGGACCCAATGCCTTCTTCCTGTTGCCTGAGGAAGTCTCTTTTAGACGCCTCTCGCGCAGCAGCATCTAGAAACACAGACTGCGCGTCTTTGGGCTGACCTATGCCGGACGCCACAGGGGGAAGGAACCCAGCCG